CGGTGTCACCCTTAGGACCTGGTTCGCCCTTCGGGCCTTGAGGACCGGTGCCACCCTTAGGACCTGGTTCGCCCTTCGGGCCTTGAGGACCGGTGCCACCTGTACCGCCTCCGGTTGACGCATCCACCCATTTCAGCTGACCATCATTGCCAAGGGCAAGAACCTGTCCCGCAACTCCACCGGCAGGAAGTGTGAGCGTGTACTGAGTAACACCAGGCGCCGGGGGAACTGAAGAATAGCTCCACAGATCCAATGGATGATTTTTGTCATTCTTCTCTGTTACGAGAATCTCGAAAGTGCCAGCGCCAACCGATGTTGCGTTAACAGTCCAAGAACCGGCCCAAAGCCAAATTCCACGACTAAAATTCCTGGAAATGTAGCCTTCGGTGTCAAGACTCGCGGCGATCGTCTCACTTCGAACCCTGACGGAAGGGGAACCAGGAATGACAGATTCCAGAACCTTTGGCGTGAATATGATGTCGCCCTTGGCCGGAAGCACGTCGGGAAACGCATCATCTCCGGGACTGATGTCAGCTACAGCCCTGAGAACTCGGCCGGAGACCAGTCCGACCTTCCAACCAAGAGTGGTAACGGGTGTTTCATTCACAGGAACAGTCATTCCTGGTTCCTCCTTCCATTTTGACGTTACTGAGCGGGAACGGTACCAGGCTCAGGCTCCGCCTCGAGCTCGGGAGTCGTCGAACTTGCGACAGACGTATCGGTGTGCGACTTGGCGACGAAACCAAGAATACCACCGAGTGCCATGACAACCGTGTACGCTGGAGTCACCCAATTGGGCTGAACATACGCACCATTGCTCGCATTGCAGAAAAGCGTGATACTGACAAGCGCCAGAGCCGCGATGGCCCAGACGCCGTAGCAGAAATCACGGAACTTCGGATTGCTGATAGTGATTCTAGTCATTACTTCACCTTGATCCTTTGACCGACAACAATTGAATTCGGTACAAGACCGGGATTGAGCGCGCAGAGCTCATCAATGGTCTTGCTGGCAGACGCGGCAATGGCCTTCAGCGTGTCACCTCGCTTAACTACAACGAACATGTCCGAAAGTTCAGCAGCGGGGATGGTTCCGGGCTCAGCCTTGGAGTAATCGATGTAAGAATCGATCGCTTCTTTAACCGCCTTCACAACCCTGTCGTCATTGGTGATTCCACGAACAGCCTCAGTGATCGCGTTCTTCATGTCGTTGACAAAAGCATCCTGCCATGCCATGATGGTACCGACAGAAACAGCCTCGCCCTGACGATGATCATCTGACGGAAGACCATTCCTGACAACCTTGAAATTCCACACATTGGCAGGAATCCTGTTGAAATTCTCAGGAAGCCAACCGATTTCAGTTCTAAGGGTAGTCGTACCCTCCTCTTCCTGACGCTGAATCTGAGCATCAAGAACAGCGTTGGCAATCTCCTCTGCTGAGGGCATGTCATCTCCTTCTTCATAATCAACATCGGTTCCGGCTCCGTTGAGACGATCTGTCCACTCAACAGCAAAATCCGCAAAGGTCCTGCCGTACGTGTTGTACGTTCCACTTGGATTGCCGGAATTGTAAGTCGAGCCAGCACGGGCAAGACTTTCCCAGGAGTAATCCCCGCCGCAATACGACTTCAAAAGATTGAAGCCGAACACACAGTTCCAGTAAGGATCCCACCAAGGATAGTTCGGGTTGTTCTTGAAATAGCCTGGATAGGTGATCTGCGTCGGACCGACGCCATTTGAGACACCACCGCCGAGAACAACAGGAAGAAAGTTGTTCTTGAAATTGTCCTCGGTGACGAGGCCCCATCCTCGGCATGCGCCACCAGCGTCATGTCCGTAAATGTTGGCCCCCCCGGTCTCCTTCATGATCATACCCATGGCCACCCCTAGAGGCAGACCCGTGTTGTTGCTCGCTGCGACGATGGCTGTGGCGTTGGCTACGCCGGATTGGTTGAGAATGTCAACCGCTTGTGCCATGTTGCGCCCTCCTCGCATCGTTGAGCGCCTTCCTCCTGGCAATGGCCGAAGAGGTCAGCTTCTTGTTACCCTTCTTGTAATTGTCGGGGTTGTTCTTGATACCACAAATGTGAATCAGAGTCAACAACCTCGGGAGAGGCCACGTTTCGCAGGAAAATGGAATACTGTTGGCCGTCATCCAGTAGTAGACGAGTTCCGATGTGATGAACTCACGAGACTCCTGTCGCTTCTTCGCATCACTGAAAGTTGTGGCAGTCATCGGAGATTCAATGTAATGCTGGATCTCGCCAATCTTGTCCTCCGGCATGTAGACGTACACATTCGGGTCAACATCCTCCGGAGCAAAAGTCATCATTCGGATGTAGTCCATGATCTCAGCGTTGGACTTCTCCGAGCTCAGGAAGGCCTTGCAGTACTTTGCCTCCCATTTTGAAATTGCGAGAAGAGAGTGCTCAAGACACAGAGTCACAGGCTCGATGTCGATGAACTCTCCAGTGGTTCGATCGTAATACTCATCCGCATCAATGTTGATCTTGAGCACTCTCTTCTCCTAGTTTTGTCAGCCGCCAGCCTTGACAGCGGCGACGAGTTCTGTGATGGTCGGAAGCGTCGACTCGGTCGTGGCAGAGCCCTCAACCTTGTCGAGAATGTTCTTGAGCTTGGTGCTATCGACAATCGTAGAATCAAGGGTGAACGTAGCCGACGGTTCGAAGCCCTCGACAACCTGCTTGACTGCAGTGACGTCCCAACTGAAGCTGGTCGGCTCCGGAGAATCATTCACCGTGGCGTGCTCCTTCTCCGACGGAGAAGCCTTCATGCCATACACGAAATGGTGCTTGTAACCAGCATTGTCATTCGTGTCCGTGCCAACCTTGGTGCGGTAGTACAGAGCGAACCCACGACGATTCTGCTGACCGATGTACGCACCAGGAGCAACCTCCATGGTACCATCACACTGCTCGAACTCGGACGGGTACGTGAAGGCCTCGATCGAACCCTTCCACTCCTCGGGCGAGTACAGCGAAAGATACTTCATGTTGTCGGCGTACTGAGCGTTCTCCTCAGCGCCCTCAGGAGACTCAGTGACAGTCTTCAGACCGTTCCAAACGACGCCCTTTGCGTATTCACCGTTCGGCTTCTGAACGAACAGAACGCCGTGATCTACACCGGTCTCGTACTTTCGTTCGCCACTGGTGTCCCAAACGAGCTTAGTCATTTCAACTCCTTAGAACCAAATATTGAAAGTGTCATGGTTCAACCCATCGGCAGCGTAGTGCCGCTCATGGACACACGCGGGCAAACCAGCGATCTTGTCTACGATGGGACTGTCCGGATCCTCATCTACGACAGTCACCTGATAACGATGGATGTGGCGATATGGCACGTTGTCTGCAAACGTGGTGTCACCAGACATCCTTTCATACACGATTGCTGGATACTTCAGCATCAACTGTGCCGGAGGTTGGAAGTATACCTGGCGCGAACCAAGGCATGTCTCCAGCAAAGCCTGCAAATCAGTTCGCTTGGCCATTGTAAATACCTCCCAAAGTCAAGACGATACGTGGCCGGTTGATCTCGATGTTGGTTACTTTCCATTTTGAACCATTCATCACAACGTAACGAATTGCTCCAATGTTGTCATACATGAACGCGTCAGCAACAATGGAAATTTGATTCGAGATCGTAAGATCGTCGTTGGCTTTGTCTGAAGGAGACCAACGCCAGGCGTGCTTCAACAGATCCCCACGATACTTGTGCTCCGTAAGGGATGGCCTCCACACGCCCGGCGCGGTTTCCTTCAAATGTTCATAGCCGATGGCTCCACTGAACTTTGCCATGGGCTACCACCTTGCTCAGGCAGTCTTCTGCTCGATGACAACAGCGGAGTAAGGCTCAACCAGAGCACCGGAAAGTCGAGTCTCGTACAGGTACTTCATCTGGTTGTAGTCGATGTCGAAGTCATCGAAGAAGTTGACCTCGCCACCCTTGTTGGTGCCGATGTTGTAATCGCCCATGTTGACGACGATGCCGAGGACGTTGGCGGTGCCGCCACCTTCGTTGGCACCCAGGGTCCTGGTGAGACCCTTCATGGGGTCAACATCGACGATGTCGCCGACCTCAAGAGCGTTGGCAAGCTCCTCACGGGTGTTGTAAAGCCTACGACCAATCTTGTCGCGCTGGTGCATCATGTCGAAGATGACCTTCTTGTGCGCGAAGAAAGTCGGGTTACCGGTGCCCTCGTAGTCGAGCATTGCCTCGGCCACAATGTCAATCAGCGCACCATCGGCGAGCGACGTACCATGGGGAATAGTGTGCTTGACACTGTAAAAAGCGTCATCGGAAAGAATCGGACGAACGTGGTCCTCCTGAATCTTGTCGTCAGACGTGACCGAGCGACCGTCCCCGAACAGAATCGCGCGAGCGAGCTCTTCCTTCAGCTTGATCTGCATCTCAGCCTTGATCCAACTGACAACATCGAAATCAGTGATGTCGAGAATGTCGTCACGGTCGAGCTTCTGCTTCTTGTAGACGGTCTGCGGAGTAGTCTCCCGACGGATCAGCTTGAAGACCTCTTCCTTCTTCAGCTTGCCCTTCTGGTAACCACGAGCCCGAGCATCGTCACCGGAGATGTCGGCGAAGGTGGCACGAACCTTGGCGAACGGAGTGTGCTTGGTGTTGCCAACAATGGCCTGGACCCACGGCTTCTCCTTCTGAATGAACTTCGGAGGGTTGTTGACCTCATTGGCGTCCGGGAACAGCAGCTCGATGTTCGAGATACCGTAGGACTGAGCATGAGCCATAACAGACTCGGACAGGGTACCATAAGATGCGGCATCATCGAAAATAGCCTTGATCTGAGAGTGCTCAAGCTTGGGACCGCGATCAACAGCGGTCGAATCGAACACATTGTGCTTCATGTTTTCCTCCTTGGTAGCAGAATGCGCAACATTGTCGGCAGGCGCAGAATTGTCTTCATCCTTCTGCTCCTCACCAAGAGCCTGATCTACGAGATAAGTGAGGACATCCTTCTGCTCATCGTTCATGGTCTCGACGATGTCACCGATGGTCCGGCCGTCCTCATCATCGCTGCTACCAGAATCATTGGTCGAAGCTTCATCACCGTGCTCAATGGTCATACCGGTCGTGATGATCGCCTCGTCGTCCTGCTCCTCGACGAAACCGTCAGAATGCTGAATCGCGACAGTGTCAATCTTCGCACCAGGATTTGCACCCGAAAGAACCAGAGACACCTCACGAATCGCACCGTGAAGAACATCCGAGCCCTTCTGAATCAGCTTGTTCGCGTAGATGGACATCGCATTGATGTCACCGTGTGCAACGAGTTCCTTCGCGTTTTGACCGGCAGAAGTCTCATTTAAGAAGCAGTAGGCGTAGACACCGTCTTCTCGATTCTCGAGGTCAGCGTGACCGAGGACATTGTCCGCCGAGTCATGCATGTGCTGCCACACGAGCGGGACTCGCTGACCATCATCGTCTTTGAATGCATCGCGACGAATCGTTCGACCATCGGAGCACTTAAGATCATTACGCGTAGCATAGCCACTGAAATCAGGCTTCACCATGCGCTCCTTCCTCCTGAGGCTCCGAAGGTACCTCAGGCTCAGTACTTACAGGATTCAGATTCTTGTTTCGCAGAACATCCGCGTTCGGATCATTGGACGGCTTCAAACCGACAATGGCGCGGAATTCATTAGAACTCATAATCTCGTTTCTGGTGAACTTGTCCGCAATTTCAGCGATTTGCGATGTTGGGACAAGTTTGAACGGATCTCGAATGTACATTACATCCTGACCGCGAGTACGCGCGGTCTTCGTTATAAACCGCCTACGAATTGCATCAGCAATGGCATCCAGAACGGGGACCAACGTGTTGTTCTGATAGTTCAACATCGCGGCTTCTTCAGCGGTTCCATCGAACACAGCCTGGCTGACCCCGAGCTCTGAGTACAGCTTGTTCTCCAGGTACTTGACCTGAGCAAACACGTCATTCTCCACTGCTCGGTTCAGCTGCGTGATCTTCTCAGTGCCGTCAGTGTACGCGATTCCGTACTTACTACTGGTAAGCTGTTCCTCGATCTGCTTTCGACGAAGGTTGGCCTGATCCTGACGCGCCTGAGACTTCACCTGGTAAGGAAGCTGAATGATGAGATCCAACTTTCCAGCGCCGACATGCTCGTCGACAACGTCGAGAATGGCCAGCTTTCGAACAAGACGCTGAAGAGTGCTGTTGGGCTCGTTCATTGTGACGAAGAATGGATTTTCCACTACAGCAACAAGCCTCTTTGGAAGAACAATCTCTTGCTGCATGGCAATCTTCTCGTTGTACACACGCACACGAACATGCTCGGGATACCAATTGACAACTCTGGCCACGCGAAGCGTACGGACATCGTAGGAGTCCGTTCTTGACGGGTCCAAGTCGAAATCAGTAGGAACAATCGCGACAACGCCTTCGCTCAGCAGAGATACAACAAGATCAATCAAGAAAGCCTTGCCTGACTGGTCGATGTTGGCCTCCGTGTTGAGACAGTACTGCAGTCCACTATAAATGGTCTCGGCATACTTTCCGTCTTCGTCCTTGCGAACGTGCTGAAGACCGATACCAGCAACATCAACCGCGATACGATTGTAAATGCTGGCGACCATCGACATCTGAGATGTCCAATACATTCGCTGCCGACTCGGCAACATGGTGTAACCAGGACCGTAATCGACATACTTGTTAGGAGACCCGTTACGAAAGACGTTCCATGCGTGAGCAAGTCTTTGCATGAAACCCATGCGTGCCCCCCTTTCTAATATCGGTTCGGACCGTCACTTCCGTCTGACCGCATTACCAGAACCCTTATTTTTCGCATCGCGTGCAGTCTTGTTGGACTTCGCCATGCTGGAAGAATTATTACCTGTACCGTTGTTCTGCCCAGGCTTTGGAATGGTGCGGTTGGCGAAGGAACTGACATATGACTTGGCATATTCCTTACCCACATCAGTCAACACCTGAGCGCCAATCTTTAGCGAAGCATTGATGAGCTTCTCAGTAGCAGTCTTCGGACGAAGGTCATTGTAAGCCTTCTCAAGCTGCAATCGCTTGGTTCTCGCAGCCAGATCTTCGTTCGTCAGGTACTTGGCTCGAACATGATCGGTAGCAACCCGATGCGACACATCATAACCGTTTTGCTTCGTTGGCTTCGTCACCGGCTTCAAGTTGTTCGACAACTCAGACCGTTTCTTCGTCCTAAGCACGCCCCATTTCATACCTTTGACACCGTAATGGCGCAGGGCGTCATCCATAGTATTCACCTCACTCAAAGTTGTCCTTGTTCAACTTGAAAGCGACCCAAGCATCGAGCAATGCCGCAAACGGGTCGATTTTGTCTTCATATCTCTTCTTCAGAAGCTTGCGGTTGCCGTTCGTGTCTTCCATGGTGATAGCGTTCCCCATGGCGAAAGACATGATCGCTTCATCGAAAATAAGAAGACGTTCTTCAGCCAAGTGCTTCAACTCGCCAAGTGGAACACTCTCCGTCTTGGCGCCCTGAATCACCTTTTCGATCCCGTAGGGCCCGTTCTCCTGTTCCCAACGAGTAACGAACTCCTTGGCGTTGTACGGATCAAACCCGAACGCTCTGACATCATACTTCATCTCGTCGATGAACTTGTCAAGATCATCGTAGACGTCCATCATGTCGAGAACCGTGGTTCCGACAACCTGAAGTGATCCCTCTTCAAGGAATTCATTGTATTTCACCCTTGTGGCAGCCGGCAACTTCATCAGAGTGTTCTCGGTGATGTAGCTGCGGGTTTTTACGCCAAACTGATCACGGGAAAGCGGAAACAAGAACGTGAACGCACAGAAGTCATCACCCTGCGAGAGGTCGGCCCCAATAGAACACGGCATCTCCCAGAACTCATGATGCTTGTGCGGAATCGTGTCTTCATACGTGAAGAAGTACGTGTAACCCTCCATGGGGATTCCGAAACGCTTCGCCAGGATGTCATTGCGAACTGCGGGGACCTTCTCCATACGTTCAACGTCTCTTTGGTACGTTTCGTACGAAACTGTTTTCCCAATGTTGGGACACGCCTTGACCCACATCTCTGGATCAGCCACTTCTTTGACATCATCCAACTTGTAATGCCAGATCGATGTGTGCGGATCCACGTACTCCCCGCGAAGAATGCTCGCAAGTTCCATTTTGACGCTGTCGCCAGCGCCGTTCCTGACTGTACCCTCGCTGCTTGTTGCAACGATGATGTAGTCAGGATTCTTGCTCGCGCCCTGCTCGAGAGCGCCGATCACATCTTCACGAATGTCACCAGAGAGCCATTCGTCGACCGTCGACACCTTCGGCCTCAACGATTGAAGCTTGTCGATGGTCATTGGTCGGATCTCGATGATCGAGTTCGTCAAGAAGTTCTCAATGCCCTTCTTCGTCGACGCTAGTTTCTGCCGCTTGAGTCGATTGCCTGTTGTGTTCTGCAAGGAACCGTCAGTGAGAAACTGCATTAACGGCCCACGAGCTCGACTCATGGCGGTACGAATAGGAGAAAGAATCTCCTCGGCCTGCTTCATCGTCGCTGAGGTCACGATCTGCTGTGTGGTGGCAGTGTCCATGGTCAATGCATACATCTGAACAAGCGTATCGTACAATGACTTCGCAGAACCGCGTGCTGTGATGATGTACTGCTTGTTCACTAGTGGTTTGAGAATACGCTTGCGGACGTAATGGCCACCAGGTTTGTCCTCGAACGGCTCATACACCGTCGTGTCCACGAAATAGTACCAACCGTACAGCTGCTCTCCCCAAATCAAGAATGATTCAAGCAAATGCAAGTCGCTTCCATCGGTAAGAGTCATCTCCGTCTCGCAGAAGCGCTTCCATCCCTCTACCTCTTCGGGGTCATAGTACACGCCCGGATTGGCTATTAGACTGTCAATGCGGTTCATCTCCGCAGCGATCTCCTTGCACACAGGAATCTCGCCATTGATGACCTTTTCACGCCAGATACCATAGTACTTCGGCGTGGCGGTGTTCGAAAGCCCATCAAGGGCTTCAGACATGTCCATCTGCCATCACGACCATACGGAACTCGTACTCCTTGATCTGGTTCTGCACCGCCTCCATGACGTATTGCGACATCGGCGGGTCGAATACGATTCGCACAGACTGGTACACATACATCTTAACCAGACTGAGCAATCGCTTGTCGCTCGTGAAATCGTCCCACACGGCAACAGCGTCCTCAATCGTGTATCCATCGGCGGGACCGATACCCATCTGGTGAACAAGCGTCAATGCGTTGTTGATACATACGATGACATCTGTGTCGAACGCTGTGTCATCTGGGTCGAGGCCAAGCATGTGCTTGGTGGAGTTGAGAATGCTGTTTTCCATGTTCATTGCCTCCATGGCGTTGTATCGTTTGGTCTTCGCTCCACGATACGCCTCGGTAAGAGATTCTCATCACCATAATGGATCGCGTTGTGCGTTTTGTGTGAACAACTGATCAGAAAATCAGGGTCCAAGATGTCCGGGTCGAAGAATTTGATTTGATTCGGTTGAATCGGGTTCATGTGGTGAATGATGATACGACCATTGATTTCGTATCCTTCAAGACCAAGATCACAGCCATTGTCGCGAGAAATGACTTCATCTCGGATTCTTTTCCACTCAGCGGACTGGTAAAACCCTTGATTCAGATAACGATCGAACCCGAACGTCTCATATCCAACACCACCGCCGATTCGCAAGTAATTGTACCGATCTTCGATGGTATCAAGAAGAATAAGGGCGTCATAGCTCTTTATCACTTCTACTACTCCCATACGACCGCATAGCATCAAGTGCTTGCTTGTACAACTCTTCAACACGCGCCGTAGAAGCCAAGGCTTCCGTCTTCGCCTTCAACAGCTCGTTCTCCTTGGCGAGTTTCTCCTTTTCGAGCCTCTCACGAGTGGTACCGAGCTTGAGATAGTGCGTGATGACCGCCGAACTGGCAGTTCCTTCAGCCAATTGCTTCTCCGCGAGGTCCACCGCCAGGGCGATCATCTGATTCTCGCGCCCTTCGACAGTGGTTGCCGGTGGACGGCGACGCGTTTTGGATTGCTTCTTGCTCGCCATCTAGCAGTTCACCTCCATTCGGATGTAGTTCCGGTGAGTCTTGAGAGGGTACGGTGTAGAAAGGAACCATCGAACTTGTATGAGCTCAACCACGATGCACAAATATACTAGTTGGATGTTAGGAAAGGCACCGTACCCTCGCAAGGCCCACCGGCGACCTCCCCACGAATCTCCCCCCGGAGAAAATATGAGGAGGCCGGCAATGAAGGAGGGGGGGCAGGACGAATACGACCCCCCTCGGGCCTTATATCATTTTTATTTTTTATTTTCCATATTTGTCACGAATTGTTTTCGGAACGACGAACTTTCTTGAAATTTTGCGAAGGATCATACATAATAATGTCGTTCATCGCATTTTCAATTTCATTTGATTCATCGAACTCTGAAAGTTCGTTTGAACTTGTCGACACACGAGCAAGCAGTGCACAAGTGTTGTAACCTTTGCTTGTGTCGAACTGCAACCAACGATCGAACTCATCGAAAGGATTGTAAGGATTGTCAATCGTTGTCAACATTACTTCATCAGACTCAAACACAACTAATCACATCCTAATTCATAGTCATGCCAAAGCACGATTGATAGTACTTACACTAACACCCAAAGCATCGGCTATCTCAGCAACTGTATAGTTACCAGAAGACTTCATTGACTTAGCTCTTGTAATCTTGGCTCGAGACAATGTCGTCTTAGCACGAGGCATCGAGTACTCCTTGATCTGTTCCAGATCACCATTCTTCATAATCTCGGACAGCATGTTGGAAGAGATGGCCCCGGCCTGGATGGCTTCCCATTCCTTGGGCGTAATGTTGACCGTGTTCTTGTTGGCACCCACTTTTGCTCTTGCTTCGGCAAGTGCACGACGTTCGATCTTCTTCTGTTCGTCGTGATCCATTCCTGGATTGGCATCAACCTGAAGCTTGACCCGGGTGTTGGCAATCAACTGGGCCTTACGTTCCAATGGTTTGTTCCGATATGCATTGTTGAGTTTGCTCTTCAAAGACTTGTACTCTGAATCGTAGGTCTTCCTGGCAGACCGGGATTGCTTGGGCGGGGTCAAACGGGCGGAGGATACCCGGGCCTTTCTAGCCAAGGTCTTCAGGTAGTTGGCATGGGCGGCGTATACTTCTTCCATGGGGAGGCCGGTGCTCAAAGTCCTAGCATCCCTCACTGTCTCCATTCGATGAAGCTTGTCCTTCTTGTAGACAATCTGCCCGGTCTTCTTGTTGACGTAACTCTCCCCGGTTTCCTCGTAAACCTTTTCCCCGGTCCTCTTGTCAATTGGTCCGCCCTTTGCTGCAGACCTGGGCTTGCGCTTGTTGACATAGACAGGGGACTTGGCCCTGGATACAATCGTGGAAGCTCCACCGGATTGGTACTTCTTCTTCAGACCCTTGACGTCGTTGTCCAACTCGGACTTCTTGTAGTCAAGCTCATGCTTCTCGCTGTCAATGACGACCATCGAATGGCGGACAGCCCGGGCCAACTCAGAAGCTGTGGCGCCTTTGAGCGTCATGTCGGTGATGAGGTTCGACACCTTGCCCATCTCGATCTGCTTCTGCTTGGGACTGATGACCTTCTTTCGTCCCGACTTGATGTCCGATTGCTTCATCTTGTACTGGGAAGTGGAGAAGTTCTTCAGCCCCGCGAGAGCTGGGGTGGACTTGATCTTACCGTGGTTGTTCGGAACAACCAACACCGTGTCACCATCGAAGTCAGCACCCGACAGTCGCTCAGCAACCTTGGCATTAATACCGACAGCGTCGTACGCCTTGCCGAGAATACGCCGACTCTTAGCGTTGCGATTGTTGACAACAACCTCGGGGATTTCAAACGTGCCCGCATGAGGATACCGAATGAGCGCAACCTTCTCCCCATCTCTGAAGTTCGGAGCGTAGATCTCATTCTCCTTGAGATGTTTGAGCGGAAGAATGACCTGCGTTCGCTGTCGAGGCATTGCCGCCGCCTTCATGTAAATGGCAGCTGAATCAGCCTGGTCTGCAAATGATTCCAGAAGTTTCTTCTTCACGACCGGGTTGGTCAAGGAATTGATGGTGTCATAGTCCTTCTTGTATGCGTCACGAGTCTTGCCCAGTTGTTCACGAGCAAGCTTAACGCTTTGCTTTGAAAGGACCTGGGACGAAAGAGTCTTGGCCCACTGGTCCCAGTCACCCTCTTCACGAACCTTGTTGACTGCACTCTTGTGCAACTTGCCGTCCTTGCCCTTGAACATCTCGGGTGGGGCGGTGGTGGACTTGAACGGGTTGTCGGGGTCATCCTTCAGCTTCTTGAGCACAGAATCGTCGCCACTGCCAAGAACCGGAGTGCCCTTCTTCTTGTTGGTGTTGAACTGGATGTCAACACCCTTCGGAAGGTCCTCACTGTACATGGCCATGCCCTTTAGATAATGGGTACCATCAACAGCAATACGAACTTGTGCATAAGAGGAGCGGCCAAGACTCAGATCCTGAACGCCAGGACGGATCTCAATGACGCCGTCCTTCTCGGTTCCACCATCCTCAGCATACACGACATGCAGTCGTTTGGAAGAAATGCCTTCCTTGTTCGGGGAGATTTTCACAAAGGTGTGCCCATTGTCGAAAGACTTGGCACCCGGGATTTCAATCGAATCCCGGTTCTCGAAGCAATCCTTCTTCGTAGCGCCCTTCGGCGCGAGAACCTTGACTGTCGTCATCTCTCCGGTGCCAAGCTGCTTCACCTTCATGGTGTGAACAGTGTACCCCTCGTCTTCAAGCTTCTTGACTGAAGCGGCAAGACGGGTGTCACTGACGCCAAGAATGGTCTCGGTACCCTTGCCGATGTCGAGATAGCCACCATTGTCCAACTTCTCGCGGAGCACATCGGAAATGTTCGACGTGGCTTCGGCGCGCTCCTTTGTCTGGGGAGCGAGCAACTTGGTCACGGTCGATGTGGACACGCCGAGCTCCTGCGAAATGGCGGACTTGGACCAACCCTTATCTCTGAGAGCCATTGCTCGATCAGAGTTCAAAGAACGGAGGTTGTTCTTCTCGACAGACTTCCTGGCTCGAAGATCACGAATACTCATCCCGAGTGCTTCCGCGATCTCGCTCTCACTCATTCCGGACTTGTGCATGGTGTTCACTGCACCGAGAAATCCACCGCCGTGTTGGTAGGGATCCTCGCCAGAACCCCAAGGATAACGCCCCGAGCGTCGTGGAGTCCCATAATGGAAGAGTTCGTCTTCGGAAATGATGTACATCATTCACCCTTTGCGTTCTCGATTAGACGATCGAAATGAACAATAAGATCCATGAGATGCGTGACATCGTCCGGGTCAGGCTGCTCGATTGCAACAGCATCGTTCTGATAGATTCGAAGCTCCATATCAATCTCCGCAGGCTTGACCTTGTACTCCAAGCAGAACAGACTCGCATAAATGTAAAGCTGTTTCATGCTCACACGTCCGGTGCCGGTCTTCAAATCGTGAATGCGCAACACGCCCTTACGATATGCGATGGCGTCAGCGGTGCCGAAACAGTTCACAGAATAAACAAGAGGCTGCTCGGGGGTCATCTTGAAACCAATGGCGTCATTGACATATGCATTGATGGTCTTATCATTCCGCGGTAGCTTGATACCGAGCGAAATCGCCTTCGCCGCGAAAGCGTGAAGCTCCGTCCCTTTCGCTGCTGCCTGCGCCGTACGAAATGTGGCGAGAAGCTTCTCGTCATCGTAGTTGACCCAATGATACTTGGACGCACTGAGAAATGCGTGTTCACCCACGAATGCCGAATGTTCGTTCCAGTTCATCCAGAACCTCTTCCTCCGTCTCTGGAGAAATGAACGAAGCATAGCTCATCTCACCGAGCATACGAATGTAATAATCTTGATTGGGGCGACATGGAGCATTAGCCGAACGCTTGCACTCCAGGCAGGCCCACCGGTCCTTGTACAAAACAAGAAGATCGGGAAACCCCTGCTTGTAGTTTGCGTCGTTCTTCATGACTATACAGCCGGGGAACCGGATCTTGAGCTTGACAAGGAGATTGTGCTGGAATTCTGATTCCTTCATGGCTCTCCTACAGGCCAAAAATAAGTTGATGCGTGAGGAAACACGCTCTTTAGAGAGCGAATTCGATCATATGATGAGATATAATCTAAGTTTCCTCATTAGATAACGTGTGAAAAACAAAGAACACCTAGTCAAACGCATGTTTTCGACTCGGTATGTCAGAAAAAACTTACAAGACGGGTGATCTTGTAAGTTCGTAGATGTCAGATTCGGTCCAATTTCATAGTGGTCGTCGAAGTATCGATCTCATACTCCCCCCACATCTTGTCGCATTCTTTCTTGAGCATGATGTTGACAAAATCGATCCTACGCCTGGTCTTCTTCGAAATGCCCCTTTTGATGTAGAGGTCTTTTCCGTCATAGCAGGTGTTCTCGTTCCAGTCAGTCATGAACGTCTGCGGAATGCGCAGAGTGAGGTTGGAGCCGTTGAGGCGAACATCGACAAAGTTCTCGGACATGGTGTTTCCTTTCTCTCATTAGGGGGTGCGTAAAAACGCTGTGACTAGGGGTTTCGCGTGCCCACTTTTGTGTCCAAAAGTGTGTCCACGGTCTGACTAGGGGTTTTACTTGAGCGAAAAGTCGACATTTTGGTAAAACCCCTTGTCAGAAGGCTATGCCCACTTTTGCCCAAAACATACCCAAAACTCTTATATATATATTACTTTTTATATAAAGTTTTTAAAGAGAAAAATGGGAATTGGGCAGAAAAGTGGTAAAACCCCTAGTCGCACTGTAAATGAACCATGCCCAATTTTTGGGCAAAAGTGGGCAAAAGTGGGCAAAAGTGGGCAAAAGTGGGCAGAACCGGCCAAAAACTAACAGGCCGTGTGGACCTGTTAGTTCTCTCAGCGCTTAAATACACGGTTCATAAGCCGTGATCACGCTTTCCTGCTTCTCGACGTCGGATGCGGCGTAGACGATGTTTTCCAGGAAGTTCCGCCGGAGCGGCCCATCCATGAGCTTGGCGATGTCGCGGGAAGCGTCCATCAACTTCCAGTCGTCGGAATTCGAACGGTACTCCACGACCTTCAGTTTGCCCACCGGGCCTCGCCTGACACGCAACTGGTGATCTTCGATTTCATCGACCACAACATGATCCTTTTCCAAACCCCCGTTCTCGAAGGTGCTCACGCGCCAGGAATCAGGCTTGGTCATGTTGATGTACAGCATACCATTTGAGAGACGAACCCCGAGATGGGTGTCGGTGTAGTAGTCGACATCAAGGTTGTTCTCGTTGGCCCAGGCGATCAGAGCCTCGACATAAGTCCGAATATCGGTGTACACGATTTTGTTCCTTTCTCTTTCAGATCTTGTCATGAATTATGCCGGGGGTCCAATCATTGTGATGATTGAATAGGTACCGATGAGTGCGAACGCACTCATGAAGAATACCATACAAAGTACAAAACTGTCCGCCCACTCGAACGACTTTTCGAAGAAGCTTTTCGCCAGTGCTATCGCGCTAGCGATCGTGGTCCCGAAAAACGATACGAAGAACATCCCGCACATAAACATTGCGAGCGCATTGAAGATCATTTGAAAGCCTTTCTGTACCAAGAAGTTTCGTTGAACTTCTTCTTGTTCTTGAGAACCCGCGATATGGCGAGCTCATACTTCGCGTTGGATCGAATGAAGTAGTACCACAAATCCTTGTACGGGGTGTTGATTCTGTCAATACGCCCCATGGCCTGCTCCGTCTGGCGATACGAATAGGACTGACTGAAGAACACAATGGTGTCTGTTTCAGTGCAATTCCATCCTTCGCAACCAGAATTGTACTGGACCAAGTAATACCAGGAGTCTGTGTTCGGAATGGGCTCGTGTTTGTGTCCATTGTACTCCGCCACAGTGCCTTTCAGAACGGCCAGAGACCGCCTCAGAGCGTCCAATTCGAAGTCGTAGTTGTAGAATATGATGGACTTCGGATGATGGTCTAGAATGCCATACAGAGCATCTATCCGGGACGGATCAAGATATATGATCCGCCTTAGAACTGAGAAGTACTCGCTGGCCTGTTCAATCGGCTTGTCGTCAAAATTGTTCCATCTTGAGATGTTCAGCAGTTTGACTTCGAATTTGTCATACTCACAGGGGACAAATGTCGTGTGCCGAATCGTGCCACGTTGTACAACCAAGTCCACCAAGATCTGATCTCGGAAACGTTCCAGTCTTTTCGTTCCGATATATCGTTCGATCTGGGGGTACTTAGTGAAACGATTGAACACGCAATACTCGCGCTCGAAGTCCGTCTTGTTCTTGATGAATCCATTGGCCTTGAACACTGGCACATAGTCCGACCAAGTGTCCGCTGGTGTTGCCGTCAACAGAATCCAAGTGTTGTTCTTGGCGATCTTGTAAAACGACTTGACCCACTGCCCATTCCCGACAAGACGCTGTTCATCGAAAATGAAGAAGCCTCCGATGACATCGACGTACTTCTTGATGTTGTTCCAGCTGTCGATCGTCACGGCGATCCGGCATGGCTCGTGCTTGCTGATGGCGAACTTCGCCAGTTCTTGTTCCCATTCCAGAGAATCACGCTTCTTGGCAGTGGTAATGATGAACAGAGGGGCGGGTTTGTGGTTCTCCAAGTAGTACACGATTGACGTGATACTCTTGCCGCTGCCCACCCCTCCGTTCAATATGCATCCATCACGAAGATTGTCAACTGCGGTTCTCTGCTGTGGCAGAAGCGTCGGCGGCAATCTTCTTGACCTTTCTCATCAGATTCTTGACGAACACGCTGTCCTTCCTACAAGCCAGCACGATGACGTCGTTCATGGCAACTCGTGCCGTGAACCTGACAATGGATGGGTCATCGATGCTCGATCCCCACGAGTAGTCGTCCGTGTCGACCGTTGAGGCCAATTTCTCCGCAATATTCTCACATGCTTTCATATATGCATCATGATCGTTCATGTCAAACCATCTTTTCCTGATGCTTGTTGAAATGCGTGAGCGAATAAGGCGACGCATACTTGGTGATCGCAGACCCATCCTTGTGGTACAGCACGAACCTGTACATCGGTTGCGATCCCGTCGGCTCGTCGACCAGGCAGAACTCGGCTTCGTAGATATCTACGAGGAATTCCTTGTACTCGTTGATGTGCTCTGAGGTTACTGTCTCATGCATCATACTTCTCCGCGAAGACGTCCTGATCGATGGTGACGTACATGGACTTCACGTACGCCTTGACGCCCCGATTGCCGTTGACCTCCCACTGGTAGGGACGGATTACCAGATCAACGTTCTGAATGTCGGCCCAGTCGAGCATGTCGACGGTGCTCTCGTCGAGATACGTCTTGTTGCTGCCGGAGATCAGAACGATCTTCGGGGGATAGCTGTTGAATGCGACGGTCACCTGAAGATATGGAGTCTCCTCATCTCCCTCATCCTTGGGATGGAGTCGCTTCACATTCCAACCGTCCTCGATCAGACACTTGGCCATGTCGTCATCCGGAATGACAACACAGAAGTTCCTGCGTCCTGCGAGGTTGAAGCGGTTTTCCTGGCCGCTGAAGTTGCGGAAGAGAATATGCGCATTCTCGATTGCGATGTTGTTGGGCATTGTTGTTGTTCCTTTCATCAAACGTTGATTGCCGCGAGGAAGCGTTCGGCGTTGTCCTTGTCGTACAAAGCGGATTCAAGGCTTCTTCGTGTGAGATCCAGATTTCGATTCGTTTCGTCGTCTCGCTCCTGTTGGGCGTCACGTTCGACCCGTTTACTCAACAGGTGCACTCGAGTGTCGATTTCGGTGAGCCGCTCCTCCATGGCTCGACGAGCTCCGCAGTTGATGAGGAATTCCTTCTGCTTTCTCGAGAAGAGATACTGTTCCGGGATCCCAACTGCGACGAGAATCGAGATGATGGTGTCGAGCAGACTGTCAAGGGAAACGAGCACGTCGCCATTCCTGACATACAGGATCGAGGTTTTGAGTTCGTTTCGCGTGAATCGCATGCAGATGTCATTGTGACAATAGATCCACCGGTCATCGACATATTGCAGCTTGCACCACCCAACACGATCGCCATTGCTGTCGATGACTGGTTGCTCTTGGTCACGGATGTGCCAGTTAATCTCATACTGAGTGGCGCAATATCCCGTTATTGACTTCTTGATGTCACGAAGAGCGATGAGCATCAGTGTCGCGTCTTCTTCGATGTTTCGATTGAAAGACGTGATCTCGACTCGGTCGACGTAGCTTGCTTTGGAATAAATCATTTGTAGTCCTGTTCTGCGAAGAGCATGGCATACTTCACCGCGAGCATGTCATTGATTCTGGACTGGTATTCACTCTTCTCAAGAGTGAGGCGCTGAATGTCATAGTCGGATGTGGTTGGGTCCATCATCTTTTCCTTGCAAGATTCGATCCACGTTGAATGCGCATGAATCATGACCTCGTAATGATTTAGAGGCATCATACCGCTACGGTTGAACAGATCGACGAACTTGCGCGGGGGTATGATGCCGTTGTCTTTTGCTCGCTCCAGGTACCACGAACAAACCTCCCACAGCAGATCATGGATTGTCATCGCGGCAAGGTGTTCATTCGTGTTGATTGGATAAAGCGCGTACCCGACCGTGCAACTGTCAATGTCGTCGCGAGTGAACTTGGCCGGATGCTGCGGAACCCCTCCCTTCGGAGTCTTGCTGAAATACCAGTCTCGACTGTCGAACATGATACGGACAAGTTCTCCGTCATTACGACAACAGGTGATCACGTATTGACGACGAGAATTGTCGTTGATCAGTGAATCACGAAGATACACAGCCGTGATCATGTTAATGATGTTTTTGTTCGGCTCGTCGAGGTGTCTTACATCTTCGCCGATTGGGAGGACGTCGACGTTGCCGAATTTTTTTGCGAGTTCCATGGTTTCCTTTCTACAAAAAAAAAGCAAAAGGAAGAGCCGCGGCTACTTTAGCAAGCACGGCTCAACCTTTTGTCGAGGGATGGTCAGATGAGTACGAATGCGTCACCTTCTTTGAGGTTCTTGAAGACGATCTCCTTTTCGTTCGCGTCGAGCATTTGGAAAATGTGCTTCAGCTCAGAGTAGAACATCCAGACGTCCATGACTGTGCATGGAATATCAGTGTTCCTGGCTTTGAGCGCTTGACTATTCAGCCAATGCATGTACTGCGGAGTGCAGTTGAACGTCTTGTCGGTTCCGTTAACGCGGTAGTCGTATCGGTACATGATGAGTCCTTTCTCTCATAAGAGAACGTGCAAATAATGTCACTTAATGAACTCATCGAAGTTACCATACTTCTCAATCGTACTCTTGGCCTCTGAAGTTTTGTTGTACCAAAAGTCCGTGTCGATGTCATCTTCATCCGAAACAGCTTCCGCCTCTGCCCAGAGATGACCCTTGGTGTCAGACAGTGCGTAGAACTTGTCACCATCGTGCCGTAACAGTTCCCCTCCGTTCTTCACGGGACAGAACGAACCGACACGGCCGACGAAATGATCTCCGTCCTCCTTTCGGATTATGATGTCACCTTTGCTCACACTCTTGGTTAAGCAGAGGTCCTCGAATTTGATTTCCTCCTTGGAGAAAAGCGTCTTGAACACATATGGAACCTGGAACTGCAGCCCGGTTGCATGCCATCCATCAGAATCATGGGCAACGTAAACGGCATCATTGACAAGACACATCCTGTCGTAAGTCGCCTCATGCTCGAATGTGTACCCGTACTTCTTTCCAGCCGAAATGACGAACTCGATGATCTCTGGAGTTGCATCAGGGATCTTGATCGAATCTGTCTTTATGTGAGCAACGGTGAACCCACGCTCCTGGACCTGGTGCTTCAGCCAGACCATGAACAACGCACCGCGCTTCGCCACGATGTTGTCCTTGTTGTTCTGACCGGAGTTTCCGTTGGCTCTGTTGCCGAACTTGGCAGCAGTCAGACCATACATGGAGTTGATCGGGATCTTCAGTGAAGTACTGAGGATCTTCTGCTCTGCAGGATCGTCACTCACGTATGGAATGAGTTTGCCGCCGTACATGGTTTTGAGCTTGTCGAGCTCTCCATGCTTTATTGCGATACGGGCCTGTACCAAGTCGAAATACTTGTTCGTGTACTCATCCCCCCACAGGTTGAGTGCCTTGATCGAGTGAGGGTGCATGGACGCAACATCCAGAAGAGCGACATTCTTGTAGATGCCGGGTTCTGAATACACATACCCACCCTCACCGATTTCCTCGCCCATGTAGGTCGACTTGCCGAACTTGTACTCGTATCCCGGAAACTCCTTGGACAGGTCCGTCCAAATGAACTTCGGGTTCCGATCATTCCCGAACACCATCTGTTGTGTGATCGTGTTCGTGGTCGTGTTCGGAGTCATGCCAACGATGTTCGCAAGCATGCGCCTGGCCTTCCAGTCCTCCTGCCGTGCGTTGAAGACCGCCTGGGTCGCCTTGACATCGTTGCAGCAGTACTCGATGACCTTTGGCCACAGTTCCTCAGGGCAAGGCTCGTCCCAAGGAATACCCATCTCCTGGTGGTGAATACCAAGTTCGATCTCCCACTTCTTGAGGCTTTGTTTCTTGGAGCAGAAATCGTACACGTCGGTGTACGACAAATTGTATGCCTCACGGAACATGGCAGTCCGGTCGCCGGAAACAATCTTCTGCGACAGCTTGAAGAGCTGCTCGTTCGAGTAACCCATCATCGCTGCGTAGAGAATATGATTGTCGTAGCGCCTATTGTTGAACCCGATCAAGCGGTTGTTGATGAGGTTTTCAACCTCAGTCGGCTTCGGGTTGACCATCGAAGTACAATCGCCGTCAATGGTCTTGTAGCAGATCACGAACAGATTGGGGTACACCTCAACGTCGTAGAACACAATCGGTTCGTTGTCGTTGAACGGTGTGTCCGGAGTCTCATCGTCATCAGACCGGAAATGCATCTTGGACACCTGCTGCAGGCAGTACTCGGAATGATGAGTACTCCGCATGGCAAACGCCAGAACATGGCCGCGCATGTCATTCAGGTCGTACGGCTTGCCGGACTTGTACGCTTCATCAAGGATGTGCTTGATGAAATCGATGCTCGGCTTCGTACCAGGATGCACCTCCTTGCGCAGGTTCTTCTCTATGAGGTTGCGAAGACCCGTTTCACTGACAAACGTATTGTGGTCGATCATCTTGCTCTCCTTGAACGGAAGTCCGCTTGAAATATGGGTCACCAGATCGTCAGTGCAAAGGCTCTTTCGGCGACGCAGAGACGCTTTGCCGGACCACGTCTTGATCTCGATGCCCGGTGCATACACGTTGGCCAATTTCCCCGGATCTCCATCATAGATGTAGTGCAGATGCAGTCCGTTGCCTGAGCGACTGGTCTCGCAGTATGTGCGGGGCCACTGCTCAGCCGCATCGATGTTCTTCTCAAGGCTCTTCTCCTCGTTGTCCTTCAAATCGAAATCAATGACAATGTGATTGACTGGAGGCCTGACGAAGTGTTCACGACTTGTGTCAAGATCCTTGAGCTTCGTGGTTACCAGATCCCACGGTTTTGCAGGAATACCGTGGTCCGACGCGTATTGCGCTGGTTGATTCTCGTACAAAGAATCGAGCAAGGAACTCTGATCCTTCAGATCAATCCATCGACGTTCGTCTCTGTCATCGATTTTCTTCGCACCGAAAATGAGCTCACTCTTGAACTCGCTGTACCAACTCCTGACTCTCTCGTCGTTGACAATGGCTCGTTCTTCGAACTTGCCGAAATACTCCTTCAAGTCTTCCTTGAAAGCGTACATCGGCAATATGTGCACGATCTGCGAATCAGCGCAATACTGCTTGTATTGTGCATAAGCAGATCGCAGGCTGATCCCGTCGTCATGCATGATCTGCCCGGAAATCTCGTCAACGAAGTTGAACACGACGTCCGTACGAAACATCATCTGAACCGGAACGTAGTCATCGTAGTAGTGCTTGCCAAGCTTCTTGAAAATGTCCAGGCAGTACTTGGCGATGGCGCCGTACTCGGTTGTGATGTCTCGCATGAGACGCTGATACACCGGAGGACTGAACGTCTCTCCCGTAGGTGAGATGTCGATCAGTCGGCGAATCAGGCCTGACTTCGCATCACTGATTTTCACCGGTGTGTTCGTGCCGATCATGAGAAATGCATTCGGTCGCATGTAGTACTGCGGCTTGTACTTCTCATTGATCGGAATCGTCTCGTGGGAAACGATCGAGTTCAACTTGGTGTTGTCATCGATCCTCGACAGATCACCGTCGTGTTGAATGGCAACGAGCGGGTTCGTACGAAATGGCTCCAATGCGAACTGATTCGAACTGTTGCCGAGAGCCCTCGCATCGAACGGCGAGCAGTATCCGTCGAACATGCTCTGCACGATGTTGAGCACGGTCGACTTCCCTGCACCGCTCTTGCCATACAGCACAACGAACTTCTGCAAATATCTGGAATCGCCGGAGACTATTGCTCCGATGGACCACAGCAGCTTCTCCTTCTCAGCAGGCTCGTAGAGCCTGTCAAGAAGTTCATCGAACGCAGAGTGATCCCCGTCGACCAGCGAATATGGAAGAACGTGTGAAGAATAATCCGTTCGCTCGATCTTCTCGTTGGCGAACATGATGCGTCCATCGAGTTCCACCGCCGAGTCGTTGAGCTTGGACAAGAACTCACGATACTCCTTCCAAGACTTGGTGGAGTAGTCCGTCATGGAGAGCACTCGAGGGTGCAGCTCCTTCAGTTCATCAGCTTTCGCGTACAGTTCACGGTCAACAAGACGAGCGACGTCATACTCATCCGTCGACCACAAACCTCGTTCTTCGTCCCAGATTGCGTAGAAGGCTCGTGCACGGACCATCAGATCCTCCGAACGGCCTACACGGAAGGCCGGAGCGATCTCAACTCCATGCTTGGTCTCCCGCACTTGGACCTTGAAGAAATCCATGGTCCACCCCCTCACCAAATGTCAGCGATCATGCCATCCATGACGTAGTTGTTCATTTGCTTCCACAGCGACAACTTCTTCTGATTTCCGAAATATGCTTGGGTCGGGAACCATCCGTTCTCGCCATTCGTGCCGATTTCGCGGTCAAGGATACGTTCCACTGCGTTCTCGACGCGTTTTGACCAAGTCGGAAGCTTCTCCGTGTGGTCGTCCGAGTACCAGCCAAGGTCTGCATTGGAAATGCATTCCTCAAGCAAGTCCTTGATCGAGTACTCGTTGTCGAGCATGAGGTTCATACGTTCTAGCAGAGCCACGAGAACGAGCAGGACAGACGGAGGTTCGTCAACGTACTCTTCAAGCATCTCCTCACGAAAATAGATCGCGTCATCAATTCGGTTGTCGTCGTCTCGAATGTCTGAATGAAAGGGGATTTCATTCAACTTTCCGCAGAGATCTTTGTATCCATCGGGGGCGTAGAGATCAACGAGAATGTCACTCATCCTCGACCTCGTCTTCTTCATCCTCATCGCCCTCCAGATAGTCGTGCTTTTCGCGCATGTAATCTGCGATCGGCTCCCTGATGATATCCATGGAGAAACGCAGACCCTTCTTGTGGTTGATGCAGAATCCACGATCACCGTCCTCCTTGGCGACTTCGCACAGATCGCCGATCAGGCTTTCGACGAAGTCAGTGATCGGAAGATCGTTTTCATCAAGAATCATGTCGTCATTGATGAAACAGGAAAGATTCATGCCGGGGATGTCATCGTGTGCGAAGTACGTCTCCTCGTCAGGATAAGTCCATCCTGGTTCATCGGTCGCGGCCTCCACCTTGCGGTTGACTTTCTTGACCGGACGAGGGCTGTTCTTCTCGTCCATCATGGCCTGTGCGTCAGTAACCGCCTTGTCCAGATCGATCACGTCGTCAACCGGCTTGTGCACAACGATCTCCTCGTCATGCTCAGGCTCCGGTTCCTCGGTGCTCTCAATGGGCTCCAGAATATCCTCTTCGAGCTCGTTTGCGGCACGGAGTGCCTTGATCTTCTCTCGGGCGAAGAAAATGGCAACACCAGCAGTGACGCCTGCCGCAGCGGCGATGATGTTCTTGTTCATATCAGTGATTCCTTTCAGATGAGATTGTAAATGACACCGTCGACATTGAAGTCGAGCTTCCAGGTGCCAGAGATGAAATCGGGATCCTCAGGAAAATTCCTGGGATCAGAGAGATTGAAGTCGACGAAACCATCGCCGTTGTCCGGGCTCTTGACCCAGCCGACAAGAGCGCCCTCAGGAGATCGAGGGAGATCCAGCATGTCGTAGACTTCGTTGAGGAAGACGTGACCCCTCGTTCGAAGAAGATCATTCGCCATGTTCTGCTGCGTCTTGAGGAAGAGCATCTGGTAGTCACGAGAAGGCTCCCAGTTTCTGGACGAACTGTCGAAAGTCCGAGAATATGGGCTGTTGAACAAATTCTTCTTGGAAACGATGTTCTTCACACTGTTGTTCGTCCCTGCGGTCTCAGGAACATCAATCGTATTGTCCTGAGAGACCGCCTTACGCTCGGCCTTGTCGACCTCATTGCGCTTGTTCCAAGCCGCTTGCAGTGCGTTCAGCGCAGAGGACAGTGCCGCCGTCCTACCGAGCATGATGCTGTGACCCTTGCAGATGCAGCCGATGCCGACGGCCATCATGGCCAGCGAAGGCCAGTACGTCTTGACGAACAGACCGACAGTCTGCGCGTAAGAAATGGCGAGGTCCTTCTTGTAGTCCTCTTCAGTGTACTTCTCGCCCATACGCTTCTCATAGACGTCCGGGTTGTCATGGCAGAGGTTGACAGCATCGATCATCTCGTGATGATTGTCGAGCACCTCATTGTGGTGCTTAAGTCCCTGACGGACTGCGAGAACAGCGCTGCCAACGACAGCGACACAGCCAATAGCTGTGAGAATGGTCGGAGACGACTCCTCGATGTGCAGTTTTGCATGCTCAAACTTCTCGCGGAAGCTCATTTTATCATTCCTTTCTTTGAAAGTCTGTAGAATATGGCGATCACTTGATCGTCATTCATTCGCTGGACCTTTTTGGCCCAGCGAAGGCCCGGATAACACTCGGCTACCCGGGCCCTCATCTGGTTCACGTTCATCTGTCATTCACCGCTACCGGTCGCGGAAGGTCTAGAATGTACCCTTCACGGATACGCCGCGGTGACACTCCGCCGATTGAATACCAACCCCATTCTGCATCTGTGTACGAGCTGGTGACTCCTGCAAGATCATATAGATCTGCCACAGTTGCAACATCATACTGAGAGATGAGATCCGCCAACGAATCAAGAATTCGATCGGCTTCGTCTCGACTGGGGAGGACGATTTCATCGAAATCATGTGTTGCCCTCGCTCGTTGAGAATATGAATCTCTCGGCTTGTTGTAGAAGTTGTTGTAACTCACGTACGATCGATTGTCGCGAACATTCTTGCGACGATTCGGTCCACTGTCGCCGAACAGCAGCCTCTGAATCGACTCCGAGACCACATCGAAAATGGTATTCTTCGCTGCGGGGAGCAGGACATCCATCAAGATGTACTCGGCGACAGAACGTCCATCCTCAGCGATGATAGATCGCTTGAGCTTCTTGCCCGCAGATTCCTTACGCCTTTGGCCTTTCGCTATCGCTTCGACCTTCGGCCTGTTGTTTTCCGAATAATTCCCACCCTTCTCGGGCATGATGGAATTACTCGGCAGGTTCACTGTTGCCACTAGTCAGCCTCACTTCTTGTCCATGGCCAGAGGATGCTTTCCACCGTCGACCTTCTCGACACCAGCGATCTGCTGAATGCGGTCCTGCGGAATGAGCTGCTCGATGAACTTGCTCGCGTAGTCGGTGTCCTGCATCATCTTCATCAGGAAGGACTCGTATCCTCGAGACTGCTTGAAGTCATTGAGGACATCCTCGTTCTTAACAAATCTCTTGCCGTCGTCCGACTTGATGCCAACGCTCTTGAAAATGAGCGTCTGAATGATCTGGAAGATTTCCCCGACCTTACGAGTATTAGAAAGACGCTCAAGCGTCGACTGGATGTCGCCCGCGGAGCTGAAGGACAGCTCGAGCATCTCGGGGACGGTCAGGTCGAAGTAGTACTTCTCGGTCTGTTCGTCGCCATTGTAATCGATGTACGTGACTTCACGAGTAATCATTTTTACCGAATCTCCTGGAACTTGTTTGTGATGATTTGCGGGTATTCACTGTAATAATGCTGATAGAAATCGATCATCAGCGCAATGTCATGCTGATCTGCATGATCTCGTCTTGCGAACTCTGTTTCATCGTCCCCTCGGCAAAACGCTCGCAGTTTGCGAACGTCGCGGGGGACGACCATCATGGCAACTTCCCAAGGCTTGAACAACTTGGTGGCCCCGATGGGATCGATGATGATGAGACGCTTCTTCTTGCTCCGATCGACGTCTTCTGGACGAATACCGTACTTCCAGATTCCTTCTGTTGTCTCATATTCACGGACGTTGATCAACTTGCCTTGTTTTGCGAGATAGTCGAAGTTGTAGTCGTCCATGAACACATATTCTACGCCATTGGTTTCACCAGAACGAATGGGGCGAGTCGTGCAAGTGACGACACGCTCCCACCCATGCTCTGTGCAAAGCTTGTCGGCGAACCAATTCTTGCCGCTGCACGTAGCGCCAACGATTGCTAGCATTCAGTACCCCTTGTAATAGTCCGGCTTCGGTACCGTGTCGTACTTGATGACGAGGCACGGTTCTTCTTTTTCAGTAAGACATGACGTGAACCTAATGTCTAGCAGACGATCGGCGTTCCAACCGATGTCATCGCCAAGGCCGATTGCATCAAGTCCGAGAAGCCCGTAGAACACATTCAGGCTGATCCAGTCTTCCTGGAGTAGTCTGGCGTTCAACGCATTCTGCGCCTGACGGATCTTCTCAGCGTCGATCCTGAAATATCGACCAGACAGATCATCCATGGTGAGAGGCTGAGGCCCGTTCAGAACAACGGTGTTGGAAGATACTACCTTTTGTTCAGAAATGGCATCATCAATCTTGCGCTCCTCCTTCTCGCCGAGGGTCTTCTTCACCTGACCCTTGTACTCTTGGAACGTGGTGTCCAAGATGGAATATGCCTGCATCAGATTTGCCCCACGCTTCAGAGCAATATGATTGCCGCAGAACAACGTGGAAATGGTGGCTACAGCGCAGATCGCTGTCGGAAGATAGATCCTCCAAGTGACCTTGACCTTCTCGAAAACTGTCGCATTCGTCTGGTTGTCCATGTCATAGTCGCAGATTGCTGCGCGGGCCCTCGGGCCTGCCTTGGCAGCGAGAATCGCTGTGCACACAACACCGATCGAACCGGTGGCCGTGAGAATCAGCGGAGCATGGTTGTTCGTGAACTTGTTTACAGATTGAATGATGTTGCTAGTTTTGGTGTTCATTGTATCACGCATTCGCTCAGTGATGAATGTTATTCGCACACGGATTGCCGTCAAAGCCCTTCGTCACAAAATATCCGAGCCCCTTCTCAATTGAACCGTGGTTTATCGCAGCAGCGGTGTCAATGAGAGTTTGATCTCGTTCGCTCAATGCTCTCGCTGGGTGATACTTAACCCTGTCGTAAGACACATCTTCGTAACCACGCTTGGGTGTATGCATTTCGGTTCCTTTCCACATGAAATTAAAAGGATACAGAACGTGTTGGGTTCTGTATCCTTTGCGAGATTTTACTTTTCCAGATTGGATTCGGTGGGGTCTTCGGTGGTCTTGTGACCCTCGTGATGGGCAACGATGTGATCATACATCTTGTCTCCGATCTTGTTAGAAAGCTTCACGATGCCGTACCCGAGGCCAAGGCCAACAGCCACTCCGGCTGTCGCGATGGCGACGGTACCAGCGACAGAAGTCTTTTCATCAGAGGTTTCGATGATGTCGTCGGTGTCAACTTCGGGGATCTCAATATCGTCGGACATGATGGTTCCTTTCATTGGTGAGTTCTTCTCATAATATGATGTGCAAAAAGCACAAGCCGGTTAAGACTTGTGCTGTTGTTTTACATCAGGATGCCCAGATACATTCCGAGCATTAACAATGCGATCGCCAACAGTGAATATGTCAGCGCGGCGATGAATTGAATGGTTTTGTCTGTCATGGGTACTCCTTTCTCATAAGAAGACGTGCAATTTAAGAAATGTACTCGAGCCGTTCTGGTGCCAGGTTCTTCTTGTCCGTCTTCGTCACAAAGGGGGTGAGTCGATGGTCCAAAATATGAATTCCGTAGCAGTACCAATCACCCGGAATGATGAACAGAAAGTATGCATCGGCGTCATAGTTCCGTTCGGCCCACAAGTCCCAAGACCGCTGGTCTTCCACACCCAAGCCGCGTTTTGCCATGATTACTCCAAAGCAAAAGCTACAGGCCGTGTCAGGGTCTGCAGCTTCGATGTTACTCCTTGTGTTTGATGTCTTTTGCCACGGAATCAAGCATAACCGCCAGGACGATGACTGCCAGGACGAGCGTGATGGGTGCCACGATGATTACGGACACGCAGATCACAAACAGGTCCACAAGGCAGACGAGAATCTTGGCGACGAACATGATAGCGTACACGATGGTATCTCCTTATGTAGAAGTATTCTCATAAGAAGATGCGCAAAAAGCACAAGCCGGTTAAGACTTGCGCTTTTTGTGTCACATCCTTTCAGAGTTCTTGTTATCATTATCCGCGAGTGCAACCAGCAGCATGATCGTCGTGATGACCAGCATGATCATCAGCGGGTTTCCGTAAAACAGCGATGTCACGGAAACACCAAGGATGAATGCGGCGAACACGACAGCTCCGATGGTTTTGCAGATGCGCGTGAACATTCTTTCTCCTAAAAGTAGTGTTTCTCATAAAAGAATGTGCAAAAAAGTAATGTGCAGTGTGAATTGTACCACACATTACTTTTGTTAAACTATATTGGTTATTTCTTCGGGACGAATCCGAACGCTTTCGACGTGATCGCGTCCTTCTCTTCATATATGAGAATAGTCAGAATCGGAACAACGGTACCGATAATCGGCATGACGTAGTCCTTCCAGTTCTTCTTCTGCGAATAGCAAGCCGCTTTCGCGTCCATAAGAACTTTCAACTCGTCTACAGTCTTTCGGGTTTCTTCTGTTCCGGGTTCATAGTCATCCATTTTTTGGAGGTGATCCTCGATAACAGCATCGAAGTGCTCGGAGAGATTATCCTTCATAATAATTCCTTTCTAGTCTCTCATTAAGAGCTGTGTGAAAGATAAACCGAGAGATCGACATGCGACTTCTTCCGAAGTTCCGAAATATTCTTGTCCAGCACCAGATACACTTCATCAGCGTCGTTCACGATCAACGAGCCATGCCTTTCCCCGTTGTCTGACGAGTCGACGAACACGAACAACACAAGTAGGCACAGCAGTACAACAACACCGCAAAGTGTCTGCACCACATTCGCGAAGTCGAAATCGATGACGTCAGTGATGATGCTGATGATAACGAGTGCGATGCATATTGCGCATAACAGCGATTTGTTACGTGTGTTCATTGTTGTTCACCTTTTTTACTCGATGTTCTCGTCGACTTTTACTGGTTTTCAATGGAAGTTTCTTCACTTCGTCCGAAATGCGCTCAGCGATACCATTTCCACCATATTTCGTATAAGGTTCGTACAAATATTTCATGAAATCCTCATATTCATCGTATGTTATCCAACCACGAGCGATGAACCCTTCCCCGACATAAATGATGCGATCATGTGCGAGGCCGACGAGTAACTTCTTCTCTGTTGAATTTCGGTCTAACTTCTTTTGAAGTAGCGCCCAGAACCCATTACTAGCAAGTACTGTCACAAATACGGTGACCAGTACGTCTACCCACGTTGGGCCACCGAACAAATGCATCAGCCCGTAATCCCCATGATCGGACGAATACCAAGAGCTGTGTTGGCGGGGAGACAGTCGGCCATACCGTTCTTGCACACGCAGAAATGATCCCACTTGGCAAGAGTGTTGAGCCACCAACCACCGTCGACCTGCCCATCGCCGGACGCCATTCGGAATCTCGGGGCAAGACGGAACAGAGCCAACTGAGTCATGTCTGTGGTGTGATTCCAAGCGAAGGCCGAGTTCTGGTTCGATGCGCTGGCAGGCTTGCCGTTTTGAATTTCGAACACGGGAGAACCGTAGACCATCCGCTCGGACATCAGTTCGCACGTGCAAACGTTCAGCCACGTGGTGGCTGTCGCCATGCCACTGTCAGTCTGCGACGAGAATGGACGAGGAGCATTGAGAAGCGAGCTACCGCCGAAGAAATTGTTAACCTGCGACACGATACCCGCGAACTTGGTACGGATGTTCGCGCCGATGTAGCCACCCGTATTCGTAGCGGTGGTGTTCATGACAGCGGTGCCCATCGAAAGGCGAGGAATGATGTTCACATGATGCGTCTTGACAAGACTTGCACTGTCCCTACCAATTCCGTACCAATAGTCCATGTCGGTGATGATCCAGTCAGTCCCGCCATCGGACCAGTAATCACCGATGTAGAGATTGTCGAACGTGCCAGAACGAATGGCATTCTTCTGGTCAGAGGTGAACGAGTTGCCGAGATTCTGTCCACGGTAAATGTTCCTGTGGAAATATGCGTTCTGCGCGAAAGTATCAGCAAGTCGTCCAAAGGCTTGAGTCATGCTGAGCTTACGAGTACCAGAAGCGCCGTCAACGGCAACTGCGTCGGTTTGCGCAAGCGAAGTTGCTTCCGTGAGATCAGTGATTCGAGTCATTGCGAAATCCTTTATGAGTTGTTTACGAATTTGGTTATTGCAGTGATCTTAACGCCAGTACTCGTGGTGAAATCGACAAGATTGCCACCGCTGTAGAACTGAACCGTGTTCTCGACGGTGCCAGTGGTAACAAGTTTGTTCAGCTGATTCGTGAGTGACGTGATCTGGTTCTGCAGATTGGCGGCCTGATTGGCGTTCAGTTGGTTCTTCAACGTGAGGAACCACGTGTTGAATGATGCTTCGAAATTGCTCTCGGCTTCGTTCGCCTTCGTCTGAGCGTTGCTCACGATGTCTTTCATCAAAGCATTGTACGAAGCATCCCACTTGCCGCGAATGTCGTCAACGGTGACCGTTTGAACGGGCGCCGTCACGTACGGACACCATGATGTCCCAACGAGATTTGTAATGTTCGACTGCTGAATCGAAGAATCACCGGCCGCGAAATTGATGGCGAACAGAGGCAGCGTGTTCCGCCCTGCGTTACGATCAGTGATCGCGTTGAGCAATTCCCCGAATGATCCGTAATAACGCTGCTCGTCGGTGCAGAATCTCGCAAACCGGTAATATGGTTCCACCTTCAGATCAAGGCTCACCACCGCAGTACGAGGCTCCGTCGAACTTGCGTACTCCGACACATTGATCGACATCAGGTACACAGAATCGTTATAAATCCACTTCTTTCCGAACCAAGCCTTGCCTGATCCGATGGCGATGGTGCTTCCGTTGACGACTGTCGCCTTGAACGTATCGCCCCAGTTGGCGAACACGCCCTCGGTGATGATCCCATCGAACGGAATTGCCATGTCCTCGGCAGAATATGTACGGTCTCCGTCAATACTGTTCCAGAATCCACTTCTAAAAGTCATGTCATTCCTCCACTGTGATCATCGCGTTCACTGCGAACTCGAATGGAACGGACAGAATAGAGAAAATGAAATCTCCAGACTTCTTGCGGTGGTTGATCGGAACAAGGAAGCACTCACGTTCCGCGTCAACCATCCAACCCTCAACACGAGGAATGAACCAATTCGTTGGCTCGGACACGAGCTCCTTTCTGGCCGCTCGGGCCTGCTTGTACCTCTCTCCCGTAGGGGGAACGAGTTCGGAAATTGTTGGTTTGCTCATTTTCTCATCCTGTGATAGTTCGTATCGCCTTGAAATCAGGAGCGATTACGATTCCATTCTTGTCAGCGGTGATAGTCACTCCGTCTATGACGCAAATGGCACCGTTTCCCATGTCATCGATGACATTCACCGCATCGCCAATGCGATAATCTCGCATGTAGACCCACTGAACATTTGGGTCGACGTCTCCTGTGAAAGTCGTCTCAGTAACGTATTCTCGCATGGAATTGTACCCATATGCTTTGAGCTCAGCCACGTAAGTCCGCATTGGGATGTCGTTGTTTTGGTCATCCTTCAACTTGATGTTCGAACCGTCGATCCACTTTTCAATCCTTTTCATTCCAGAATTGAAACCATGACTCGGCACGTCGTCGACAACACGTTCGATCGGAACCGTTATTCGAGGTCTTTTGTCTCCAGGATCAGCGCCAGTGATGTAAAACGCGTTTGCATACTTGTCATTGTCCTGAACAAATTCGCTGGACTTCAAATTGTTGAAATCACTGGAAAACGTGACCCATTCGTTTGCGTCCTGGTTCCAACTATGATCAACGCCGGTGCCAAGGCGCCATCGCCATTTGTTGTCATCTGTGTGATGCATGAACATGTGACACATCGGCGATGAATATGTATTCACAAGTTCTAAAACAGCATCATAAATGGTCTGCCCGAGATACTGCTTGGAGATTTGATAATCGCCAAGTTCTTGCCGCCAATTCGATCCATCTCTGTACATTCCAGTGATTCCGCGGTACTTCTTGTTGGGATTTGTCGGGTCTGGCGCGAACTGTTGAAGAAACGGGCCATCGATACAGTTCTCATCAAGAAGTTTGTTGACGATGTCGCCGGGTGGTGCCGTGACATCGATCTGCTTGTATACAACACGTCTGGAAAGTATGTATTCCATCGACTTCCCGGTGAATATCATCCGCGGAGCGTCTTCGAACGTGTCCTTGAGGTCGCGTTTGTCAATCATCATCGTGTGCTCGGAGTCGGCAATTCTGAGAAATGTACCGAGCTTGATCATCTTCCAGAGATCAGGATCGTAGTACATGTACAGCTCGACATCGCCGCACTCCTTGGCTTTGTCCGTCCAGACAAGTGATTCATAGTTGTCGACCACGGCTTGCAATTCCCAATGGTCGTCGTAGACAAGCACATCGTATGCCATCAGATCCCCTGGTATTTGGTGTCGTACTCGACTTCATGTTCAGCCGCGTACTGGTTCACATTGTCACCCATGATCAGGCACGTAATCGTGTTCTGACCTTGTCGGATTCTTGGCCAGTACGGGTTCGTACCGACAGCGTTAAGACAACTCGTCCAATGATTCTTGTGCCAGATGCGGACATATTTGTCGCCATTCTTGGTTCCGACTTCGATGTAGTCACCCTTTTCGAAATCTTCACCGATCGTGTTCTTGACTCGCGTCATGTCGATTTCAAGATATGAAGCAGAGTTGACGCTGTCAGAATAACGAATCCTCGGAATGTCAACACGCTTGCCGTAGAGCTTCGACCTGATGATGATACCGTTGTCGAACGATCCAGAATATTCCATGTTAAGTTTTGCGCTGTTTTGTATCTCCCCGAACTTCAGCGCATGACTGGGCCACTTCACGACGTCACTTTTCACATTGTTGACGTACAGGAAGTAAGCAGTACCACCGAGTTCACGGTCCAGTTCACTCATGACCCCGATGTTAACCGCAGACTTTGTCATGTCATCGATCATCGAATTCATGTATGTCGTACGCCAGTCGTCACCTATTTCATATCGCATGCCCGCCTGGGGAACTACCTTCTCGACCATTCTCGACATGTCTTGCCCATGTCGGTTCAAACCCGTTTTGTCAGATTTGATCCACACCGCTTCAACGTTCGGATCATTCACAAAGTAGCGCAGACCATTCTCTCCGAATGAAAACAGAACATCACTGTTGATTTCGGTTGTGTTGTCGGCGAATGGGAATTCAAAACCACCCTTGACGCTTGAAATACTTGTGACAGTTCTTGCAGGAGAATAGAAGTACGGGTCCGGGCAGACGATCGTGATCTTGACCTTGGTGATCTTGTCGAAAATGTCGGGTTCGCACTTCTCGACATACCCCGTCATGAGGTACGTGCCGGTGTCAGTCGTGAACACCATCTTGACACGATTCTTCACCGCATAAGTCTTGTAAATCCACCGCCTGGCGTGCTCGATCGTCTTGCCGGGCTGAGCAACTACAGCCAGGGTGAGAGAAAGTGCACGCTCCCCCACCCTGGCCGAGTTGTACATTGCACCATCATTCGTCGCGAACTGAGTCAGATTGATGTCTGCCCCAACCGGCCCGTGACCTTCGATCTTTGTGATGACGTAAGGGGCTTCATACACCCCAACGAAATTTGTGCTGATCTCGTCACCGAACTGGTTGGCGACAGACACCGTCTTGATCATCGTGAATACCTCTTGATGTTCGAGATGAGCTCCTTCGTGTCGCGGTAGATTTCGCGGCGAGTAGGAGCCGTCGGACTATTGATGGTTTGGTTGAAAGTGACATTGTTGACCCCATTCGGGTTCGATGCACTTCCATTTTGAGCCTTCACGGCGTCGTTAACACCGACAGATACTCTTGCGTTGGCGCTTTGACTGTTGAACAGATCCCCGAGCCTCGATGCGGCACTTCGCACTTGCGAATCATCCACGGTTGGGGTGATCACAGGATTGAAGTCTGGATCGAGAGTCAGACCGTCGACAATCTCACGGAACTTCTCATTGATGCTCTTGCCGGTGCTTTCAGCAAGATTCTCAGAGGATCGCTTGACCCACTTCTCACTGTTGTCGATACCTCGGACAAGGCCCAAACCGACGAACTCGCCGATTTCGGTTGTCACCTTCGAAGGAGAAGCAATGCCGAGCTTCTCCTTGAGCCACTGGGGCAGCTTATCAGCCAAACCACGGATGCTGTCCATCAGCTGGCCCTTGATCCGTTCGATTCCTCGCTTGATGCCATTGACAAGCGCCACGCCAATCGCAATGGCCTTGTCACCGATTTCATCTGCGTGCTGATCGATGGCGGTCTTGATGCCGTCAAGAAAACTCAGCAACAGATTCACACCGGAGTCGATGATCCGACCGATGTTGGCGCTGACCGTGTCGATGAAGTTGACAATGATGTCAATGGCGATCTGTGTGATCTCACCGATGTTGTCTCTGATTGCTCGAAGGAAATCTTTGATGAGATTAATACCGGTCTGGATCAGCACAGGGGCAACCTGATTGATCGTGTTGCACATGCCGATGATGGCATCCCGAACCAAGTCGAAGAAACTTGGCAGCGAGTTGCGCAGAGCATTCAAACATGCCGTGATGATGGCCGTGAGAGCTGCCTCAATAGCTGGACCATTGCCACCGATGATGTTGCAAATGTTGATGAAACCCTGCGCGATGGCTGTGCACAGCAATGGAATCAGAGCAATCAGAGCAACGCCGCCAGTGGTGACGGCTGTGAGCAACGCAACAAAGGCGAACACGAACAACGCAATGCCTGCTGCAGCCACGCCGACAGCAATGCCGATCAACGCGATAGCTGCTGCCAGCAGCATCATCGGAACAGCGACTTCCTGCGCCAAATATGCAGCAGCGATCAGAACACCGAGTCCAACAGCAAGTCCCAGTAATGCGATACCCATTTCAGCAAGCGACATGGAACCAAGAACCTGCAACACTCCAGCAAGGATCATCATGGCTACAGCAACAGCGATCAGTGCCCCCGCACCCTCTGCTGCACCACCACCCTTCATGATCATCATCGCAGCGACAATCTCCGCAAGGACGATCGTCATCATGGTGACGCCCTTGAGATATGAACCCCAATCCATGCCGGCGAACTCGGCAATAATGTGACACATGCCCTGAATGGCGATCACCATGGCGAGCATTGCCGCAGCATCACCGAACCCGTTGTCGGGCATGACGAGGAACAGACCCATGAGCTCCGCCAAGACCATACTGAGCATGGCGAAGCCCTTGAGATAAGAATTCCAGTCACGCTTGGACAACTCGTCGATGACGTCAACGATCTGCTTGATGGAATATGCGGTGGCGAGAATGGCAAGACCATTGCCGATCTTCAGCTTGTCGCCGGACATCGAGAACAGCGTCATGGCGCCAACGATGGCGACGAGGGCAAGAATGCCCTTCACCAACTGTTTGGTGTCCATGTCGCCGAATCCCTTGACCGCGAAGTAGAACAGAATCATGGACGCAGCCATGAGAATGAACTGCCCAGCGCCTTTGGCGACGTTGTCGCCCTGCTCAAGAACCTTGGCGGCAGTTACCATCACAGCGGTAATGACGGTGATCGCAACAATTCCCTTGACGAGTTCCTTCGTGTCGAGCTTCGAAAGAAGATACACGGCCCCCGCGAGTAGGAGAACACCTGCCGCAATGGCAAGAAGTCCAGCCATCTTGAACGACGTTCCGATGTCCTTGAACATGTTCTTGAGTCCACCCGTGATGCTCTCAAGATTCTTCAAAAGACCGTTCTTCACGCCGGACATCAGATTCTCACTGTCTTCCTTGGCGGTCTTGGCGTTCCGGTTGAAGAGGAACCAAGCGCCAATGATGACACCGAAGATCACAGCCAACGCAACTGCAGCCGCCATTAGACGATCAGAAGGAATCAACGCGAGAATCCCCAACGCCACGGCAAGAACCAAAGTCGCAGCCGCCAATTTGAGAATCGCCGTTGCATTCAGATCATGCGTGGTGGCTTTCATGGAGTCCTTGTACGCGTTGATCGTGTCAACAATCGGTCCACGGGCATCTTTGACAGTCTTGGCCAATTCGCTGAAAAGACTGCCGACCTTGTTGAAACTTCTAGCGAGGTTCACGAACGACCCGGCCATGATTCCGGTGAAGATACCGCTGATGACGCTTACTAGAGCGTCCCAAGCGTTCATACCCTTCAGCGATTCATAGCCCTTGTCGACACCTTCCTTGATCTTGTCACCGAGCCACTTGAACTTCTCGCCAAGCCAGTCGAGTGCGTCGCCAATCTTACCCCTGTTGTCAAGCACCGCTTTCTTGATCTTCTCGAACTTCTCGGGAAGACCCCAAGCGTTGGCACCCTCTTTGATGTCGGAGCCCCACTTCTTGAACAACTCAGCGGTCTTGCCGCCCATAGCCGAACCGAGTTCCTTGATCTTACCCGCAGCTTCGTGCGCCTTGTCACCAAGCTTGACGAACATCGTTCCGGCATTGTCATGAGCGCCATTCTTGACGCCCTCGGCGAAATCCTTGATGTTGTCTGCAACGTGCTTGATCTTCTCACCGATTCCAGCCCAGTCGATTCCGACGAAGAAGTCCTTCACCGTGGTCAACGCAGAACCGGCGAGCTCCTTGACTGCCCCACCGAGGTAAACAGCGGCCCCCTTGAGAGCGTTCCATGCCGCGACGACCGATGGCCCGCAGACATCCCAGACCTGTTTGCCAACTTCTTTCATTTTGACGCCGATGGAAGAAAGTTGGCTCTTGAAAGTTTCCCAAGCCGTGTGAACGTCTGGACCGTAAACCTCGCGGATGTGCAAGCCGAATTCCTTGACCGGACCTGCGAGGTTCTTGAACGCCGGACCGAGTTTATTCAGTCCAAACTGATCAATGAGATCAGTCAACGCGTTCTTCTGCTCCTTGCCGACGAGAAGATTGTAGAAGTCGTCGAGTCGAATTCGACTCGCGGTCTTCCACAGATCTTGGAGCTTGGCCTTGGCGACCATGAAACCGCCAGCGGCTGTGTCACGAGCCGCTTGTCCAACACGAGTGAATGTGTAAGACAGACGACCCCACAAAGTGGCATCATCACCGGTCCACATGAGCTTCAAATCATGCAGAAGATTCTTGAACTTCTGCATTGACGTGATGGCCTCGTTGGGAACGGGCCTTGCTTCGAGCTGGAATCCACCAGGGGGGGCATCGCCAACACGATGACGTTCCTGATCACCAACACCGACGCCCTTTCGGAACAGCGCATCCTTGACCTTCTTGCCAACAGCCTCTGCCTTGTCGCCGATCCAGTCAAGAGCCTTCTTGACTGCAGAGAAATCCATTCCGTTCATGTGATTCTGCAGCGAAGACAGTCCCTGATCCATCTTGTCGATGGCCGAGGAACCGCTGTCGCCGAAGATCTTCGACATGCTGAACTTGCCGTGAGTCAACTTGTCGAACCAACCGAGAAGATTCCTGATCTTCTGGCCGAGCCAGTCAAGAAGCTCGCCGATCGGATCGAATCCGTTGATCCACTGGTCGAACTCGACGATGACATCGCCTATGTGAGCCGTCAGCGTCAGAAGACCGCCAAGAACGAACTTGGTGATCGCAAACGCAGCGCCGAGGATTGGTTTGACAAGAGCCGCGAACAACTTGAGCAACTGACCGACGGGCCACAGGACGATCTTGATGGCCGAGAAAAGACCTTTGAACGTCCGGGTCAAGTTGTCCATCGCCTTGTCCGACGGGACCAGCTTCTCCGTAAGGTGCTGGAATCCTATTGAAATATCAGCGAGTGTCTTGCCGAGGTTTCCATTGAACGACTGCTGGAAAGCAATACCAACGGCCTTCAACGGTGCAACAAGCGCCTTGACGACATTGGTCAGCCCCTCAATGATCGCCGTGCGACCCCCCATGTCCTTCCAAGTCTGGAGCATTGCGTTCCTGGCCTGCGAAGTCTGACCGACGAATCCGGTGATAGCGTTTCCGACTGTGGTGAACAGGTCCTGGGCTTCTTCGAAGTTACCGAACAGGATGGAGAAAGTCTGAGCCCATCCTGAACCGAGTTCCTCCTTCACCGTCCCGATCAGCTGCGAGAAAGTTTTGATTTTCGTCGCAGATTCCTCGGCGGTCTTCGCCAGATCAACAATGGCATCAGCCTGTTCCGCGGTGTACCCCATGGAAATGAGCTGTTCCTTGTTGTACTCACCGGCCAATTGAGACAGGGTCTCAACCATGATCTGGGACGACAACCATCCCTTGGACAGAGACTCTCGGAACGAACCCTCCTGCTGAATCATAGAATCAACAGCAACGCCATGTGCACGAGCTGTACGCTTCAGCGCTTCCTGGAAAGCTTCGCCACCCATACCGGCGTTGACAACCGAGTTCCAGTCCATAAGTCGTACCGTTCCCGAAGAAATGGCCTGACTCAACTGGTACATCGCAGTCGACGCCTGCTGCGAATTGGATCCAGACAAAGCTGCAAGATTTGCAATACCCTTGATCGACGACACAGAATCTTTCAGGCCGACGCCAGCCGCGGTGAACATACCGATGTTGTGCGTCATCTCTGAGAAGTTGTAGATCGTCTTGTCCGCGTAGGTGTTCAATTCATTCAGAGCGGCATTCACAGTCTGAATGTTCTCACCCTTGGACTTGGTATTGGCAAGAATCGTCTGAACAGCATTCAGCTGAGTTTCATACTCATGATAACCATCGAGAATCGGATCGATGGTCAAAGCTTTGAGCATGCTCATACCAGCTGAAGTGACCCTCGACGCGAGAGTGCCAATAGCTGCTCCAGCAGCAACCGACAGTGTTGAGAATCTGGCCTGAAGAGTGTTGGCGGACTCCGAAGCCTTGTCGAATGTGACCGTCTTCGCAGTGTTCGCCAGCTTCTGAAGCGAATTCGTCGCTCCGTCAAGGTTCAATGAACTCTTCAAAGTACCGAGAGAGTCAATGGACGACGCAACCTTGGATTTGAAATCTGCGTTGTCCATTTTCAGCTTGACAATTTGCTCGTCAATCGTTGCCATTTGTCACCTCGTTCCAAACGTCAGCTGCAATCTGGTCGAAAACAGGACGCAACGCCGGATTGATGTAATCTCTACCCGACACGTAGCCACCATTCCTCGTTCCATGCCCGTATTGGATCAACACCGCGATCGGTACACCATGGTTGACATTGGAATTGGTCCAATAAATGGCCCAACCGGTCTTCGTCTTATGTATTTCGTATCCCCAACCACGGGCAGTGGCACCAGTCTCATACGGGGTTGCCGCAGAAAGGGCATTAACACCACGCTGAGCATACTTCTCAAGATACTTGATCGGGTCGAACTTCAAAAGACGTGACAAATATTCCTGCGTCTTCGTGAATGAACCTGTTGTCTCGAAGTACACTCTGGCCATCAGTAGAATACACCAGTATTCAAGTAAGAATATTCGCCAGTCCCAGGATTCGTAATCGTCAAGCGCATCGTGTTGTCCGTTGCTGTTTTCGATTGTTTGATCGTACCGAAGAATGCGCTTTTCATGTGTTTACCGTGAGAATCAAACTCAAACGTGGAAAAAATGTGCTTAAAAACGTCGTCGGCGACGTTCACCGAATCGGTCAACATGTCGGTAGCGTTATAACTGAATGCAATACCAAAAATCGCAGCCCTTGGCACGCGGTACTTAACGGTACTAAGAAGAATTCTACTACCGCCGTTAATTCTACCAGAGCCAGAAACAACCGACGAAAACACCTGACATCCGCGGATTCTGAAGAAGTTCAAATCGTTGTCGAGTTCCCAATTCAAATCTTGTGTTAACTTGGTATTGAACAACGGCACCATTGCCGGTGTTGAAATCCCGGCAAGGATCGAAACGCCATTTGTATACCCGTTGACCGTCCAGTTAGCGACAGTAGGAATATCCAAACGCATGGTTGTCGCGCCAACGTAAGATAAAACGATCAGCAATAAATCCCCCGGCTGTGACAACTGGTTTGTCAAATATGCTCTGACATTCTCCCCGAAATAGTCGTCATTCTTTTTGTCCAGTGATGGACAATCATGAAGATGCGTGAACGAAATGTCGGGCAAAGAAACGGCGTTGCTCGAAATGGAGTTGATAGCAGCGGCCATGTCACCGGACTTGATGGAAGAAGACCCGGCGCCCTTGGCCCTGATGGCGTCGCAAGCGTCCTTGTAATGTTGATACGGCATCACCGCATGGTCAGACATTATCATGCTCCGTTCTGTCCGACATCAGTGAAATGAGTGAGAACACTAGCAATCAACTGATTCAACTCTTGCTGTGTCACCTGATGTTCTGGACCTGGTTCGCCCTTCGGGCCTTGAGGACCGGTGTCACCCTTAGGACCTGGTTCGCCCTTCGGGCCTTGAGGACCGGTGTCACCCTTAGGACCTGGTTCGCCCTTCGGGCCTTGAGGACCGGTGTCACCCTTAGGACCTGGT